AAGAAAAGTTTTTAATTTTACACTATAAAAATTTAGTGGAGGATACTCTAACGGAAATAAAAAAAATTTATGAATTTATCAATGTTCCTTATTCAGAAACTAAATTAATAAATTTTGATAAATTTAATGCAAATAATGTAAGCTATGATGATTCTGTTTTGAATGCAAATATACATGAAATTAGAACAGATAACATTTCATTTTCAAAATATGATATAAAAGAAGTTCTTTCAAAAAATATCATAGAAAAATATTCTGGATTGGATATTTTATGAAAATATTAATATTTGGATTACCTGGATCTGGCAAAACTACTTTTGCTAAAAAATTAGTTGAGAATAAAAAAATACCACACTTCAATGCTGATGATATTAGAAAGCTATTTGAAGATTGGGATTTCACAGAAAATGGCAGAAGACGACAAGCGAATCGTATGATGACTATGTGTGATCTTGCAATTAATCATGTAGTTGTAGATTTTGTATGTCCATTTGAATCATATAGATCTTTTTATGATATGAAGATTTGGATGAATACAATTGATAAAGGAAGATTTGAAGATACAAATAAAGTATTTGAAAAACCTAAAAAAGTAGATTTCGAAATAACTGATTTTAATTACGATAGCATAATAAAAGATATACAAAATAAATTATTATGAAACTTAAAATTAATAGAGTAGTCAAAAATTGGAAACTTGCAAATAATGTTGCAATTGAAAATAATACATTTAATGATAATGGTTTTGGCAGAAGATTTAAAAGCCAAGATTCTGCTAATCATTGGGAAGAAGCTTTCGCTGAATTTGGATTAAAACCACATTGTATTGAGCCTAAATTTAAAAATTTTATAGGAAACCATTTTAAAGATGGTGCCGCCGTTCATGAACATACTGATGAAGCACCGGAAGGATTTGTACATACAAGATGTAATTTAATGTTAAAGAAACCGATTAAAGGAGGGAACCCAGTATTAGATGGAGAAGAAATTCAAGTTGATAAAAATGATTTATGGTTATGTTTAGCAAGTTTAGAAAAACATTATACTACACCAGTTGAAGGCGGAGAAAGATTAATTTTTTCTTTCGGTGGTTTAGTTCCTGTAGAACAAATTAAAAAGATAATAGCATGATAGATTATTCAAAACCTACAGCACAAATGTTAGGGAGATGGCAACCATTTCACGATGGTCATTTAGCTTTATTTAAAGAAATATTAAAGAAGACTGGACAAGTTGTTATTATGGTAAGATCAATGCCACAAACAGAAAATAACCCATTTGTATTTGAAGATATAAAGAAAAGGATAGAAGAAAAATTACAAGACTATGTAGGTAAATTTGATGTTGTGAAAGTACCAAACATTACCAATATATGTTATGGTAGAGATGTTGGTTATAAGATTGAAGAGATCGTGCTTCCAAAAGAAATACAGGAAATATCAGCTACAAAAATTAGACAAGAAATGAAGAAATAACTCCATATTTCATCTTAGTTGAATATAAGGTATAATGATTTATGCCTTTAAAAAAAATACCAGTAGCTCCAGGCTTTGATAAGCAAGATACAGCATCCCAAGCAGAAGGACGCTGGATTGATGGAGATAACGTACGTTTTCGTTATGGTAACCCTCAAAAGATAGGGGGTTGGGAGCAGTTATTATCAAGTACACTAGTAGGTGCTGCACGAAATCAATGGATATGGGCAGATCTTAAAGGTAATCGTTATTCAGCTATTGGCACTAATAAAGTATTAGTTATTTATTTTGAAGGTGCATTTTATGATATTACACCTGTTGACGCTACTCTTACAAGTTGTACATTTAATACTTTAAATGGTTCTACATCGTTAACTGTTAACAAAGCAGGACATGGTTTAACTGTTGGAAGAATTGTTAAATTTACTTCAGTAACACCACCTACAGGAACAACCGCAGCAGACTTTACAAATTTATTTGAGGTCATAACAACACCTTCATCAAGCACTTTTACAGTCACTTTACCAACTGCATCAAGTGGAACTGCTAGTACTTCTGGCGCTGCCTCTTGTACACCTTACTATGATTTTGGTCCTTTTGGACAAACATATGGATATGGTTATGGTACATTTAACTGGGGTGGATTTAGTTCAACAGTTACTCAAAATCAATTAAATGGAGCAATCAATAATTCAACTGGAACTATTACAGTAGATTCAACTACAGGATTTCCTGCGTCAGGAACTATCCTAATAGATTCAGAATTAATTACTTATGCTAGTTTAAGTGGAACACAATTCTTAACTTGCGGTAGAGGAGCCGAAGGCACAGCTGCAGCATCTCACGCTGATAATGCAATAGTTTATGATGCAGCTACTTATGTTGGTTGGGGCGAAGCATCTTCAGTTCAAACATCGATTAGGTTAGATCCAGCAAATTGGTCATTAGATAACTTTGGACAAATATTAGTAGCAACAATGCACAACGGCCCTACATTTACTTGGGATCCAGATTCAGGATTAACTACAAGAGCAGTAATCAATGCTTCAATGCCTCAAAAATCTGTTATGACTATAGTATCAGACAGAGATCGTCATCTTGTTCATCTAGGTACTACAACGACTGTTGGTGGAGCAGTTCAAGATAAAATGTTAATTAGATTTTCAGATCAAGAAGATTTTAACACTTATGCTCCAACATCAACAAACACAGCAGGTACATTCAGATTAGACGCTGGTACTAAAATAGTAGGAGCTGTTAGAGCAAAAGATTATATTCTTATTCTTACAGATGATGCTGCTTATTCAATGCAATTTGTAGGTCCTCCTTTTACTTTTAGTATTAGAAAGGTTGGGTCTAATTGTGGTTGTCTAGGTCAGCACGCAATGATCTATGCAAATGGATTAGTGTTTTGGATGGGTGATTCTGGAGGATTCTTCGCATTTGACGGTACGGTTTTAACAGTTCCTAGTTTAGTCGAAGATTTTGTATTTACAACAAACGGCGATAACTTAGGTATAAACTATGATCAAGATGAAACAGTTTTTGCAGGTCATAATAGTTTATTCCAAGAAATAAATTGGTTTTACACAAAGGCTAACTCAACATTAATAGATAGAATAGTCACTTACAATTATGGCGATAAAGTTTGGACAACAGGATCACTTGCTAGAACAACTTGGGCAGATGCATCTGTTTATGACAAGCCTTACGCTACAGAATATGACGCGGCAGCCACGCCAACATTTCCTATTGTTAATGGAGTAAGTTTAGGGGCTTCTATATTTTACGAACATGAAACTGGTGTTAATGAAGTAAATTCAGCAGGTGCTGAAACAGCAATACCCGCATTTATTAGATCAGGTGATTTTGATTTAGATTTAGATGGAGATGGTGAATATTTCTTAAAGATAAATAGATTTATACCTGATTTTAAAAACCTTGAAGGTAATTGTAAAGTAACTTTGTTTTTAAGAAATTATCCTGCAGACACAACAACATTAAAGGGGCAAACAACAATTGGCCCATTCACTGTTAATTCAGATACGGATAAAGTCGATACGCGCGGGCGCGCGAGACTAGCAAGTATTAAAATAGAAAATGATGGTGTAGATGAAAACTGGAGATATGGAATATTTAGAGTAGACATACAACCAGACGGAAGAAGATAATGGCTAAAATAGATTTTTACATACCTGAACCATCGCCACAATACTCAACTGATAATCAAAGACAAATTATACAAGCATTAGATACTTTAAAATCTCAGTTAAATACTTCTTATAGTGAAGAGGTATTAGAAGATTTTCAAACCTTTGCTTGGTTTTTAATAGGTACAGGTAAGGTTCGTCAAACAAATACATCAAATACTGCGTTGCTAACTGGGTCTAGATTAAATATAACGGTAGCTTCAGTAACAACAGTAATTACATAATGACAATAGTATATAAAGTTCAGGGATATAGTTTAACAACATCAAATCTTACAACAGTTTTAACTATTGACTCATCTTCTAGAGCAATAATCAAAGAGATTACTGTTGTAAACGATACCCCATCTTCAAGTGTGGTGGATTTCTTTTTTAGAGATAGTTCAGAGGCTACAAGTTATAAGTTTTTTCATAGTGATGTTGGTGGAGATATAACTGATAATGCAGTAAATAATACATTGGTATTAGAAGAAAGTGATAGCCTTAAATTTCAAGCAGATACTGCTAATTCTATTTCTGGACAAATATCATATGCTTTGATAAATAGATCTCAACAAAATGGCTAGAAAAGTACAATCAGGACACGGAACTTTTATTAAACGTACCAATAAGAAAAGACCTGGTAGGCATAGTAAAAGACCTAATAAAAGAAAAGATAAAAAAGAATATAAAGGACAAGGAAGAAAATGATGTTTTATATTTGGCATACATTAATAGTATTATTATTTATAGCTTTTTCATTTTATTTAGGTTATAGATATGGTAAGAAAACTAAAGAATACAAAATTACATACACTGAAGAAAAAGTAAAAAGTAAATGTCCAATGGGATTTAATTGATATGGATGAAGAAATAATAATATCGGATCAATATATTAAAGAGTATGTTACTATAGATGGTAAACAAGTACCTGTTATAAAGTGCCCTACAAAAATTACTTATAGAAACAAAGTAACTGGTGAAGTATATGCATCGGCAGCTGAAGCAAATGCTGATGTAGCAAATCCAAGTACACCAACAAAACAAGAAGATATTGCACAAGATGTTGCAGTAACTGTTGCACATTTATCATTATTTGGTAAGACTAAGTAATGGAACCCAGAGGTGGCACAGAACTTCAATTTGAGTTTTTAAGAAAATACGTTGATAAAAAACTATTAGATCAAGTACAAATCTGTACTTCTGTCCCAGGCAAAGTCCCATTAGATCCAAACAAAGTAAATATACTTTGGCAAAAAAATTCATACGATCAACCAAATTTAGCACCCTGGTTTAAAGACAAATCAAATCACAATAAATATGATTGGTATGTATTTAATTCACATTGGAATTATGAAAAGTTTAGAATGGCTTTTGATGTACCAACAGAGAAATGCACTGTCATTAAAAACGGTGTTGTAAACATTAAACCTTCAGATTTAAATTATAAAAAAGGTGATCCTATTAAATTAATATTTCATCCAACTCCTTGGCGAGGATTAAATGTAATTCTAGCTGCAATGCAATTTATTAAAAATCCATTAATAACATTGGATGTGTATTCTTCAACACAAGTTTATGGAGATAATTTTAAACAAGCAAACGATGCTGCTTATCAAGAACTTTATGATCAAGCACGACATTTGTCTAATGTAAATTATATTGGTTATAAACCACATGAATACATATTAGAAAATTTACACAAATATCACATCTTTGCTTA